GGCTTCCCCCAGGCCAGCTCCTTGTGTCCACTCAGTAATGAACTCGGCAAACTCGTCCTGAGACATTGAGTCGATTGCTGCCATTTCCTTTGAGTCCTCACCAACCATCTCTTCGATGATGATGAATACTCGGTCTGCGTCATCAAGTGCCTTACGCGACTTTCTGATCACTCCCATAGGAAGAGCTTTGAACGATGGAATCTCGTGCTTTTTGCCGTTGTGTGTGAACTGGAACTTTTCTTTTGCAGTCATTTCATTTCCTTTTGCGGTCGTTATTTGTAACCTAGAGAGGGAGCGTTGACCGCATTACGCCCCCTCTCCAGGGGCTTACTAAGGAGCTGGCTCGAACTCTGAGTAGAATACGTCGGCGTGGCGTCCTGATGTTGCGTAGGCTGTAACGGTTACACCGTACATTAGTGCCTCACCGTTCTGAATGGTCTGAGCCTCAACAGAGAGGATCTCACCAGTTGGAACGTAGTGACGAATTGCCTTGTCGTTGTCTACTACATCGATAACGAATGACTTCTTGCCACCTGTTGCGGATGGGTTGACCTCGATCTTACCATCTACCATTGATCCACCGAAGTATGCCTCGATGACATCCTGGTTGCTCTCAAGTAGCATGAAGGAGTAAGTTACGTTACCCTCAGTTACAACCTCGCGTACGAGGTCGGAGTTCTGCCAAGCACGAATCTGGTTCGTGGACTTGTCAATCGTGAAGCTTACACCATCGGCTGAAACGTAGCCAAGCTCGGTGAAGCCAGTTAGCGTTGAATCTGAAGCGGTTGGAGCAGTTGCTGTAGTGTCACCGATGTAAACTTTACCGGTGATACCAACCACTACGTTGTCGGCAGTTAGTGCCATAGTTGTTTTTCCTTTCGAAAGGGTTAGCCCTTACCGGGCAGTTTTCTGCATCGGCAGAAACCTATTCATCTGTACCTTTGATTATTAGCGCCACATCTAATGCGCGGCGTTCTTGCGGTCCCTCCTCAGGAAGGCGTAACGGTCCACTTAGGACCTCAGCCTTCTTGATAACGCTACCGGTTGCGCCTCGAACCAACTTGTCTACAAGTAGACCTAATGCATTGGCTGCTGCATAACTGGATGCGTAAACTTCTAATGTTGCTGTTGCGTCTCGCATAACGAAGTCGATCTCACCGTTGTAAGCTACATTGATCACCAGTTCTTTATCTGGCTGATCGTCGTCAGGTGGCGTCTTTACTGTGCCTACCTTTACTGTCTCACCTTCTGCGGTAAAGGCTGATGCAAAGTAGGAGACTAGATCGATCTCAACATCTGGAAAGCCTATCATCGTGACCTATACTTTCCGGTAAACTTCTTGTAGTTACCTGTGCTGTGTTCGTACAACGCAGCTCTTAGGTGAGCAACGCCGTTTTTCAGCTGTGAGTGGAAGTGTGCTGCCCAAGCCGTATCGCGATCTGCTTTTGAGTAGATGTTGATCCTCGGCCTCTTACCGCCACGACCTTCCCACTCAGTCCCAAACCCAGCTTCAGCGTAACCACTGATGCGGCCGCCAGGACCTCCCTGCGCGTCCTGAGCCGTAGTCTGTGCTGTAGCTTTGACTTTATTTGCAACGTCAAACATTTGGTCTCTGACGCCTTTATTCATGGCTAGGAAGGCTTCAATACCATCCTCGTGTACCTCAATCTCAACTGAGCCTTTGCGATACTTAGCCATCGCGCTTCCTTATCGGAACTACAACTCCTGATGGCAGATTGAATGGATTTTCCCATGCCATTGACTTGCCGTCTTTTTCCCACTCAGTATTTCTTACGATAAACGTGTCACCATCTTCAACGACTGTACCGCGTGGAAAGTATAGTACGATCTGACCGTCTACGGCATTACGCATAGGATCAATTGGCTCGGCGTTTGCAACTGTTTGAAAGCCAAGGAAAACGTGCTTTACTTGCGTTTCCGTTGTCGTGTACGTTGCGTTACCGTAAGCGTCTGTGCCTGTCTCGACACGACGTCTAATGGTGACTGTTTCGTTACCGCGGAAGAATGACAAATGTAATCCTTAGTAAACTCTGGTCCATGCTCGCTCGAGACCTGTTAGAGGATCGATCTCGTCATACAACTCAATTGAGGTGATGTTTGGAGCAGTGTCAATTTCGAATGCTTTACCAGCAATCGCAGGTGCCAACATTTGCTTTTCTTGTGCAGTCATAAAGATGTCTGAATCACTGAAGCTTCGTTGCTGGCTGAACGGTCCAGTTACCTGCATCCATGACCTAAGATTCTCTGGGTTCCTGAGAACTCGAGTGGTCATCCTAACAACTACGACTTTGACTGAAGCTGCTGACAAGTCGCCTGCGTCGATGCGGGTCTGTATTCCTGGATAAACTGATAGCACGACGACCTCTGAATCGTCTAAGATTGCTTGTACCAAGCTAGTGTCTTCGGGCACGTCGTCCCCGACCCAACGGTCAAGAACGTCCTGTACTGTCGCCCAAGTGCTCATGGCTACCTTTCGATCGTGCTATTATTTGAGAGGTGCAGGGGCCCCGACAACGAGGTCAGGACCCCTGCGCTAACTCAGTTTCTAGGCTGCGTCAGTCAGCTTGACGAATGCGTCATCGTCTGCGACGAGGAAGCCGACCTCAATCTCAGCAAGAACTGCGAACATGTTCTGCTGGAAGAGGTTGATGGTGCTCTCGCCTACGGTCAGCGAAGCCTGGTCGCTGATCTTGACCTGTACGTTCTCGACAGTACCGTAAAGAGCCTGGCTCCAGTCACCGGCGAAACCGATGGTGTTTGGAGTACCAGTTGCATAAGCAGCACGGCTCTTGAATACTGGGCGACCAAGTACGGATCCAACTGAACCGTCAGTTGCTGCGTTGTTGATGAATAGTGGTCGGTCGTTGCCGTCCTTCTCACCGTAAAGCAGCTGCTCACCCTGAGGCGAGAAGACGATGCCGTTCATGTCGTAGCTTGCGGTAGCAATAGTACCGAGAGCGTCTACCATGCCGTCGTAGACGGAGGTTCCTAGTCCAACACCAGTTACACCGGAGAGGACATCGAAGCCAGAACCTGGAGCGGTTCCGTGCATGACGGTGTCGTCGAACTTCTTTGCAAGTGCCTGTGGCAGGCGGCCGACTAGTGCCTCGTACAGAGCTGACTTGTCGCGACGGAACTCGTTTGAGAAGGTCTCGATAACAGCTAGCTTGTATGGGGTCATGGTCTTGTTGCCAACGGTTGGGTTGGAAACTGGCTTGTCAGCAGTCTCACCTACCCATGCTGCGGTTGGCTCTCCAGTGATCTGCTGGAATGATACGCCGGAGCCTGGAAGAGCTACCGAACGTGAAACACGCTGAATGACAGAGTCTTCTGCAACTTTTGCTAGAATCTCGCCAGACACCGCTTCTGGGAGTAGTACTCCCGTTGTGGAACGATTGATGTCAGCCATCGTTTACCTTTCGTTATTAGAGAATTGATGAAATTGCCGCGGCAAACTGATCCTGAGTCGTTGTTCCATTTTCAGAAACACGGCCCTGAGTCGGGTCTACTTTTGGCGTTTTCGGTTCGGACTGCTTGGCGATTATCGCCATGAGAGAATCAGCAGCCTCCTCAAGCTCCTCACGGTTTGCACCATTCAATAGCTTGATTGACTCTGCTGGTAGTCCTTTATCTGCAGCGACTTCGTATCGCAGTAGCGCTACCTTTGCAGACTGCGCATCTGCTTGTGCTTGCTTGAGTTCGTCAGCAAGGCGTTCCTGTTCGGGCTTGAGACTCTTTTCGTACTCTTGCCACTTATCAGCTGCCTCTTTGAACTGATTGGCTTCTTTGGCTCGCTTTTCCCATTTACGGGCTTCGGCCTTCCAATCTGTCTCAGAACCCTGCGGCTCTTCGACAACCTCAGCTGTATTAGTATCTTCTACAATTTCGCTGTTCATTATTTCGTCACTCACGACGGTCCTCCTATGCAGGAATCGCTTTCAGCCCTGCGGCTGCTTCCCGGCGAGATTACCGGGAATCCTTTACACTGGGTTGTTAGGTTGCCCTAGCCTTACCCTGCGAACTTCTCGTACCAGATTTGGCGTTGTGATTGCGGTATCTGGATACTGTCTGAAAAAATCTCTGTCCCTCATGCCTGGACTCAATGCTCGTGCTGCTACTCGTCGCTCTTGAATTCGCGATCGTGCAATGGCAAGTTCTGATCTGAACTCTCCATAATAAGCAGGCTCAACGAACCGCTGTCCAGGAAAAATTGCAACATCTACGCATCGGCAGTTAGTGTGGAAGTTTTTGTACTCCTCGTTACTACCGTCACCCTCAAAGCCTGTAGCCATGTA